ATGAATCTATGGATAATGCTTATCTTATAATAACAAAAGAAAAAACTTTTGATGATATTTATTATGAGATGGAGGAAGGTATCCATGAAAGATTTTACCTACCTTTTGATCCTATAGCTCAAGATGGTCGAGATGACGGCACAATAGATCTTCTAATAGAACACTTTGAAGGAAGAGAAGAATTTGAAAAATGTGCTAAATTACTTAAGATCAAAAAGCTATGTTCAGAGACACAAACAGATTAAGACCTGCAGCTTTAAACTATATGAAGCACGGACATTATACGTCTGCTCTTCCTGGTACAAAAGATTATTATGAATACTGGGATGAAGAGAAAAAAAGATGTTTGTATGGATTTAGTACAGGAGATATTGAGATTACAGGCAATCACTATTTTTATTTGAATTATTGTCCCATTGACAGATCTGTTGATGAGGAACTTCCAGATGGTACAATTATAGCTAGACGTGAAAGAACATTCCCAGCTTTTTATGATGGAGATCATAAATATTTTACAGCAGTAGATACAGCTAGAAGAACAGACAAACATTTAGTAGTATTAAAAGCAAGACGTAAGGGATACTCTTATAAGGCTGCCGCTATGTTAGCACGCAATTATTTCTTAATACGTAATAGTAAGAATTTCGTATTTGCTGGACAAAAAGAATATTTAATAGGGGATGGTCTTCTGTCCAAAGCTTGGGAAATACTTTCTTTTGTAGATGATAATACAGCCTGGACCCAACCACGGTTAAGAGATAGAGAAATGATCAAGATGTCAGGATACAAGAAAAATGTTAATGGTGCAGATGTTGAATTAGGAATGAAATCACAAATAATGGGAGTATCTCTAAAAGATGCCCCAGATAAAGTAAGGGGTAAAGCTGGTGAGTTAATATTTTTTGAAGAAGCTGGAGCTTTTCCAGGATTATTAAAAGCTTGGGAAGTTACAATGCCTGTAATGCGTCAAGGTGCTAAAACTCTTGGAACTATGGTTGCATTTGGTACGGGTGGTACAGAAGGAGCAGATTTTGAAGGGATGGAAGAACTGTTTTACAATCCAGATTCTTATGATTGTTTAGCTTTTGAGAATGAATGGGATGAAGGTGGTAAAGGAACTTATTGCGGATACTTTGTACCTATTCAAGAAAACTTAGAAGGATTTATAGATGATGATGGTAATTCAGATAGAGAAAAAGCTGTAGAATTTGAAGAAGATAATAGAAATAAAAAGAAAGGTACAAATGATCCAAAAGCTTATGATCAGTATATAGCAGAACATCCAAAAAATCCTAGAGAAGCAACATTACAAGTATCTTCTAATTTATTTGATATAGCTTCTTTGCAAGAACAATATAATAATGTTAGAGTAAATAAATTACAAGCTATAGGAACAAATGGAAAATTGTATTATGATCATAATGGTAAAATGCAATTTAAAATAGATGGGGATTTAAAACCTATATCTAGATTTCCACATAGAAAAGAAGATAATTTACAAGGTGCTATTACTATATATGAATCTCCATATAAAAATGAGAAACAACAAGTACCTATGAATATGTATTTGATTTGCCATGACCCTTATGCACAATCTCAATCTGCAGATTCTTCATCTTTAGGTACAGCGTATGTTATAAAAAGAATTAATAATATATCTCAACCAGACGATTTAATAGTTGCTAGTTATGTAGCACGTCCTCATTCTCAAGATGAATTTAATAAAAATTTATTTATGTTAGCAGATTATTATAATGCTAAAATAGGATTTGAGAATGATCGAGGAGAAGTAATCGCATACGCGCGTAGGCATAGAAAACTATATAGATTACAAGAAGAGTTTGAAATGTTAGATAAAAAAGATCTTAGATCCAGAACAGTTAAACGTCAATATGGTATGCATATGACAGAACCAAGAAAAAGACAAGGGGAAATATATATAAGAGATTGGTTAAATACTGTAAGATCTACAGATGAAAACGGAAACAAGTTACTAAACATGCATAAAATATATGATTTAGGATTGTTACAAGAGTTAATTAAATTTAATCATGATGGTAACTTTGACCGTGTAATGGCATTAATGGTTGGTATGTATCATACTAGAGAAATGTATAATGCAGAGGTAAAAGAAGTATTAGAAGATGGGGCAGCAGATTCTTGGTTTGATAAAAATTATTATTAGTGTTATAGTATAATATACTGCAAAAAATATTAAAATAGGTTTTATATTAAAAAAATAATCTTATTTTTGTGTATAATAGGTTAATAGAATAGTGTATGTATTTAGGTTCAAATAAAATCCCACAACAAAAATTACCTCTTAGTAAAAAGACTAAGAAGTGGAGAGAAGAATGCGTGGAGGCATATATAGATCTTTCCACAGCTGGTTACAATGAAAGACGTGACTGGTTAAAAACTTTATATGATTATTATAACGGTGTAATAGACGAGGCGGATTATAGATACGTACTCAAGCCTTACGGTAAAACAAGGCAAAATTTCCCCTCTAAGATGCGTAACTATCCTATCATTAAACCTATTATAGATCTGTTACTCGGAGAGAAGTCTAAGAGACCTCTTAATTACACCGTTACCGTACAAAATTCTGATGCAATTACTATTAAAGAGCAGGCAAAAACAGAATTATTAATGAAGAACTTTCAACAACAATTTATTAATGAGGCTAATGAAAGAGGAGTTCAAACAGGAGCACCTAGCCAAGAAGTTCAAATGCCTGCGCACATAGCTGAAATGTTTGAAAATAACTATGTAGACAATAGAGCAATCAAAGGTCAACAAGCTATGAATTTTATAGAACAACATCAAGAAGTATATGATAAACTTCAAAAAGCTTGGTTCCATTTCTTAGTTGCTGGAGAAGTTTATACTTGGAGAGGAGTTCGTAGTTCTGAACCTTTTTATGAAGTATTAAATCCTTTAGATATTGATTATGATAAAGATCCAGATGTAGAATTTGTAGAAGATGGGGATTGGGCTTTAATTAGAAAATATGTTCACGCATCTACAATTATAGATCATTACAGAGATTATTTATCAGAAGAAAAAGTATTAAGAATAGAAGAACCTGAACATGCTAGTATGGATTCTTATTTAACAGTATCTAATAGAGCAGATGATAGAGAATTATACAGAGAAAGATTGCTTGAAGTAGTTACTGTATATTGGAAAAGTAGAAAAAAGATAGGTTTCTTAAACTATATAGATCCACAAACTGGAGCATTAGAAGAAGAGCAAGTAGATGAAAAATTTAGAATGCCTGCAGAAATGAAGGCTATGGGAGCTACTGTAGAATGGTATCTCTTGGAATACCATATCAATTAAACTATAATATTTATAAATATAGATTAGAATTAGCAATTGCTAAAAGTAAAGATATTATTGCTCAATTTGATATTAATATGATTCCTAAAAAATGGGACATGGATAAATTTATGTATTATGTAGAAGGTACAGGTATTGCTTGGGTAGATTACAATAAAGAAGGAATACAATTATCTCCACAACATCAAGGAGTATTAGATTTATCTATTAAAACAATTGAACAGTATATAGTTCTTTTAAATTCTATAATGGAAGAATGGGAAAAAGTATCTGGAGTAAATAGGCAAAGACAAGGTATGGTTGGAACATATGAAGGTAAAGCAACATCTCAACAAGCTATTGTACAATCATCTCATATTACAGAAGATCTATTTAGAAAGTTTTCTAGATTAGAACAAAGAGATATGCAAGCATTATTAGACTATTCTAAAGAAGCATGGCTAACAGGAAAGAAAGGAATGTATGTAATGTCAGATGGAACTAAAGAATTATTTGATCTTGAAAGCATGCAACATATGGAATCAGAATATGGAATATTCTTATCAGATTCTGGACAAGATCAAGACAAATTAGATATATTAAAAAATCTTGCACAATCAATGGTTCAAAATGGAGTACCTGCTTCTACTATTGCTGAAATGGTTGATGCAGATAACTTTAGTCAAATAAAAGAAAAAATTAAAGGGGCTGAAAAAATACAACAGCAATTAGCACAAGCTCAACAACAGGCAGAAGCTCAACAACAAGAGGCTCAAAGACAACTTGAAAGAGAAAGAATAGAAAATGAGAATATGAATCAAGAAAAAGATAGAGAAACTAAAATACGTGTTGCAATGATTCAGGCTGAAGCTAAAATGATGGATAACGAATATAACTTAGATAAATCTATTAGAGATTCTGGTGTTAAAGAAAGACAAAATGAATTAAAATCTGAAGATCTAATGGAAAAAATGAGATCTAATCAAGCTAAAGAAGAATTGATTAGAGAAGATCAAAGATTAAAAGAAGGTAAAGATCTTTCAGATAGAAGACAAAAATCAGAAGATAGAAGGCAAGATAAAGAAGATAAAGAAAAGGATAGAGAGATTAAGAAAGAAGAGCAAGAAATAAAAAGAAAGGCAGCGGCACAAAAACCTAAATCTGAATAATGTTAACAAACGAACAGAAGTTAGATATTATGAAACAAGCCTTTCAAGAAGGCTATGATGGATTTATGACAGATCTTTTTGCGCAAGCTGATCCTCAAGAATCAATAGAAGCTCCACAAAATACTCCTGCACCTAGTACGCCTAATTTAGAAAATGTACAAACTCATTCAAGTACAGCTCCTGCAAATTTTATACCCGCAAAAGAAATTCCTAATTCTCAAAGCTTAGTACAAAGCTATGAGTCTGCAAATATAGGAGAAATGCCTATGGGTGCAAATGTCCCAATGCAATTAGAAGAACCAAATAGCTATGATAAAGGAGGATTTCGTATAAGTGAAATGATAGGATATAAACCTGATCTTACAGACATAAGTCCTAGAAATTATATGAAGGATTATAAAACAAAATACGAAAAGGGTGGAGAAGGAAATCATTTAGAAAAAGTAGAGTATATATACAAGAAAAGAAAAATGTTAGAAGACGGGGGAAGAAGGCCCATGCCAGACATTGTTCCTACAGCATCTGTAATTCCAAATAAAGAATATGATCCATTAGGATTTTCAGAATATTATTATAAATCTCCAAAACATAGAGAAAGATTAGAAAATAGAGGTTATTCAGAAGAAGATATACAAGAACGATCTGAATTTTTAGATGGGTATGGATTTAGCAAAGGTCCTAAAATAATAGATAGGGATAGAAATCAAGGAAGTAGAGCTTATCCTAGAAAAAATAAAATTGTAATGGATCCTGTATACGATAAAAAACAAGATCCTAATATTACATATGATGAAGTATTATCACATGAGATTAGCCATTTATCTACAGGATATAAACCTTTAAAGAAAAAGGATGTAAAAGAAATAGTAGATAGACAAGATTTATACGATATTCCTAAAGAAAAACAAGATAGATATGCTTCAGAAATAAAAGCTGATTTAGATGCTATTAGATTTATGTTATTTAATGCTGGAGTTTATGATGCAGGTACAGAAGATTTTGATTGGTATGATTTAAATAATGCTAAAGAAAAATTAAAAGATTCTCCTACATTTAAAAGAATTATAGACTCTTATAAAGATAATGATTTTATATGGTTAATGAATAACATAGCAATGGAGAATATGGAAACAGGAGATGGAGTTGCTTTAATGAAAGAAGCTAAGTTGGGTGGAAAGAGAAAAAAATACGCGCACGGGGGCTCACATGAAGGAGAAGGAAATCCTCCTGTAGAGCAAATGTCTGATGATCAGTTAAAAGCATATATATATTTAATGGGTCATAATGAAGTTTATGATGACCCATCTACACCACAAGTATTTGAAGGAGAAATGAACAGAATGAGAAAATACTTAGATTCAAAATATGGTGAAGGTAATTGGGAGTATACTCAAAGTCCTTTTCAATATCGAGCAGATCCTAGCACAAGAGGTGATTTTGGAAAAACTATGAGTCATTTTACAGAAACTTTTCCTGAAAATTTTGGGCCTGATACAGATTTAATATTAATGGGTCATAATTATGGGCAACAATTTATGCATACACCATGGTCTGATATTGGAAACTATGGGGCTGAATATAATGAGCAAAATTTTGGTCCTGAAGCATTTAATCTTCCTGATAATTATGTTCACGATCCAAATTATGTAGATACTTGGGCAGAAGGTCTTAATGCAGTATTACCTGAAAATTATGCAGGTACTTGTTATATGGGAACTTGTAGTCCATCAAGACCAGATGTAGGTAATGAATCTAATATAGAATCTATGCTTAGTCAAATGGCTCAAGGTAGAACAGATTTAGGAGGTATGAATGTTTTTGGAGCTAATGAAATGTGGTATGGTCCAAAACCTCTTTCAAAACATTATCCTGTATCAGATATGCCTGGTGGAGGATTAAGCGATATAGGTTTTGCAGACATGTTATATGATCCTAAAAATGTTACTGGTAATATTGTACAACCTTACGATCAGTATAGTATAGATTATGGAGATCCTGTTCAAGGAGATGGTCTTACTTATTGGTGGAGAGATGAATCAGGTCTTCCTACAAATACACCTTTTGACATAGATGTTAGTAGAAGAGATCTAAAGTCATCTAACCAATTTACTAATTTAGATGATCTTTACAGACGTGGTGGTAGAAGATATGAAAATGGAGGTCCTTTTAAAAATGTATTATCTGGTATATGGGGAGAAGTAAAAAAAGGTCCAACAGCAACTAGAAATCTTATAACTGATGCTTTTATGACAGGCGCTACTGAAATAGGAGATTATATAAGTACACATATGAATCCAGTATTTACTAAAAATGATTTTACTAATAATGATGAAGGGTTCGCGTATGAAAGAGAAAATTTAGATAAATCTTATACTGGTAGTCATTTAGATATTGCTGAACCTTGGGTAGGTAATCTTCAAGAATCTTTAAATACATTTGATCCTTCAAAGCCCCATGTTACTGTTGAAGAAATGGAAAAAGCGAAAAATGACGCATATTGGAGTGATAAAAAAGCTTGGCAATATGGAAATTGGAATCCTCTTCAAATTATTGATACAAAAACTCCTGTATCAAAAAGGCTTGATCGTATTGCAAACGTATTTGCATATCCTAGCTATGTTCCTGTATATGGTTCTCCGTTTGGTATAGTAGGAGGATTATCAGATACTGTATCTGGGATAATAAAAGGTGATAATACTCAACTTGGATCAGGATTAGTAGATGCAGGATTAAGTGCTACTGGATTAGGAAAGTGGAGTACATCCGTAGCTGCAAATACATTAAAAGCTGGTAAACATGCTTTTAAAAAATGGCTTATGAAACAAAAAGATAAGTATGTAGATAAAAATAAAAGACGTGGAGGATTAAGAAGAAAAAGAATAAAATAAGTGTTATATATTAAAGTGGCACTCTAAATTAACTTTAATACTAAAAAACTAATTAATATTAATTAAATTTGTAAAAAAATGGACAATAATAAAAAAATCAATGTAGACGATATCTCATTTAGTGATATGTTAGATGGAGGTATAGAGGACGTTGTGGAAACAACTGAAGAGCCTCAAATAGAAAAACCAATTGAAAATGTTGAAACAGCTGAAACAAAAACTGAAGAGACTTCTTTGGAAGATGATGTTGAAGCTAAAAAACAAGAAGACTCGGAACAAGGACAGGTACTTGCGGAAGCAGAAATACCGTCAGGCCCAGAGACTCCTACTTCTAAAGAAACTTCTGAAGTTACAAAAGAGGAAGAATCAAAAGAAGTGGATGACACAGTAGTTGGCCAAGTATTATCTTCTTTAGGATATGAAACTGAAGATAAATATGAAGATACTGCTGAAGGTTTAACGAAAATGGCTAAAGATGTGGGTAGCCAAATGGCTGAAGAACAGTTAGATGTTTTGTTTCAAAAATTTCCACTTGTAAAAGATCATTTACAATATGTAATGAGCGGTGGAAACAGTCAAGATTTTATGGCTGTTAATGATCCTAGAGGAGATTATTCTAGAATGAAGGTTCAAGAAAAAGATCTAGCAGGTCAAAAATATATCCTTTCTGAATATTTTAAATCGAAAGGACATGATAATAAGTTTATTAATGAACTTTTAGATGATTATCAAGAGTCTGGTAAACTTTATAATAAAGCCCAAAATGCTCAAAAGGCTTTAGCTAGTGCACAGGAGCAGTATAAAAAACAAATGATTGTACAGCAACAACAGCAACAGCAACAACAAATGCAAGAGCAAAATAAATTTTGGAATGGTGTTTATGAAACTATAGAAAAATCCAAAGAATTTCAAGGGATAAAAATCGTTGAAAGAGAAAAAGGAAAGTTTTTTGATTACCTTTCAAAACCTGTAACCAAGGAAGGTTACACGCAAAGAGACGTTGACTATTCAAATGCTCAGATGGACGTTAAACTTGCAATGGACTATTTAATGTTTAAAGGTTTTAACCTTGACAAATTGATTGACACAAAAGCTAAGACTAAGAGTACACAATCTCTTAAGAATAGAATTAGAGGACATCAAGAAACTATTAAAAGTGCAAGAAAAGCAAGTAGAACTCCAAATAAAGCAGTTGATATAGAAGATTTAGATTTAAGTCTCTTTTAACCTAGTTTAACTTTAAAATAGATAAAAATTATGGCATTACAACAAACAGGTAAGAACATTAGCGTCCACAAGGCGTTTTATAATGATTCTCAGATGACAGACATGAATAGTCTGGCAAACGCTTTGATGTCTAAGCCTACTGAATTATCTCCAATCATCACACACTTGGCTGGTAGAGACGATAAAAGATTCCCCCTATCATTTTTGACAGAAGGAGTTGGTAACGTTAAGTCAATGGATAGGCTGGAGTATGAATATCGTGTTAAAACTCATCGTAGAAAAACACGACCAGTACAGGTGGCATTGAGCGGAACAAATGTAGGGCTGGGAGGCGCTGCATTTGAAATTATATTCCCAGATAAACATTTTGTTTTTCCATACGTACTTGTAAACTCAAAAGGTGAACTTGCACGTATAATGAAAGAACCTACTCCAGTATCGGATCAAGGTTATAAATATACGTTACAATTAGTTAACCCATCTCCTACAGCTACTTTAACAGGTGGTTATAACGTAGGTGATCTTTGGGCGCAATTGTACGCTCCAGTAGGAGTTGATTTCTCTAGAGGAAACGCTTCAAACTGGGAAACTCCAGGAATGGTACGAAACAAAATTGGTACTGTAAGAAAATCTTATCACATGTCTGGTCACGCGCGAGACTATGTTGCTGAGTTTAACTTACCTACTAAAAATGGTAAAACTACTAAACTTTGGATGGATTATGAAGAATATCAACACATGCTTGATTTTAAAGAAGAATGTGAAATGTTCTACTGGTACGGTCAAAAAACTTATAACAATGCAGGTAACACTGCAATGAAAGATGAGAATGGTCAACCAGTTATCGTTGGTCCTGGGCTCTTAGAGCAAATAGTAAATAAGGAAACTTATTCTTCTATGACAGAAACAAAGATCAAAAATATTATTGGAGATCTTTTCTACGGGATGACCGATTCTCAAAATAAACAAGTAACGCTTTACACAGGAACAGGTGGTATGCGTGAATTTGATGAAGCTTTAAAAGGACACTTTACTAACACTTCTTCTTCTGGAGGTAATTGGAAAATAGGTGGAGAAAATAGATTCATCACAGGTTCAGGCAGAAACTTGGGAATGACAGGGTACTTTACTTCTTATGAGCACATTGATGGACACACAGTAAATGTAGTTAAACTACCTTTATTTGATCATGGTCCTGTTGCTCAGGCAAGAGATAAGCACCCTACTACTGGATTCTCACTTGAATCATACAGAATGGTATTTGTTGATCAGTCTAACTATGACGGTCAAGCAAACCTTCAAATGCTTTCTAAAAAAGGAAGAGAAATGATGAGATGGTGTGTAGCTGGTAGTGTGGTACCTAGAGGATTTGATGCAGGATCTGCAAGAGCTTCTGATGTTGACGGTGCGTCCGTTCACATGTTAAAAACAGGAGGTATTGTATTGAAGAGATTTGACACTTCTCTAGATATCGAATGTGTAGCGTCATAGTATAGCATAAGGATACTTATGTTATTTCACGTTGCATCGTGAGTCTATATAAATTGGTTTTTAGTTAGGTTGTGGGGGTAGTTCCCCACTTCCGCTAAAAACTTTTAAAATAGGAGAGTTATTCTTTCCAACCTATTAATAATCTAAAAAGAACTGAAATTATGGCAAGTAAAAAAGTCTATTTAAGACGGAAGGCAATTGATAATTATCTTCCAGAAGAAGTCCGCGCTGAGTCGGTTATGAAACTCAGTAGTGTTTTTGTTAACAGACAACCTTTAAAAGGGTTTGATCCTGCAGACGAAAAAAAATATCTAAATGGAATTTTAGATGTTGATCCAACTAATCATGATTGGCCAAAGCATGCAAAAAGATTTTGGGCAGAATTGAGCATCAAAGTTGGATTTGAAGGAGTTGAATTGGAAATTGGAAAAGACGACAGTGGAAATCCTTTGCAAATTATGGATTGGATAAATTATAATTTTGCACTAAGACATCCACATGTTTCTTTGACAGAAGAAGAAATGAACGCTAGTTTTACTAAGCGTTTTTATATTCAAGATCTTTCAAGAGATGAAGCTAAGAAGAATTTAAGTATTCAAGGCAAAAAAGATGCAGATAAAGAGTTTATTAAAATCTCTTCTGATAAGAAAAAGATGGCATGGGTACTAAGATTAATGTCTAGTACAAATCCAGATATTATGAGTAGAGAGCAAGTAGAAAACGCTTTATATGATTTAAAAGAAAAAGATCATAAAAGATTTTTCAGAATTGCAACTGATAAGCATCTTGAAATGAAAGCAGAAGTTGAAGAATTAGTTTCAGCTGGAGTTTTAAGAAAAATTGGAAATCAAGTTATCTTTATCGATGAAGTATTAGGTGACACAATTGATGACACAATAATTCATTTAAAAGATAAAAAGAATTCTGGAAAATTGACAATATTAAGAGCAAAACTTAAAGAGTTGACAGTATAGTGAATATAAATGAAATGCATAGATCGGTGATGCAGGGCGTTGACAAGATTAACGCCCAAGTCGCTGATACAATATTGAGTAGTGAGCTTGATAGGGAACTAAATAAAGCAATACAAAAATTTGTTACTACTCGGTTTCAACAAAATAATAAATATGGACAAGGTTTTGAAGAGTCCCAAAAAAGAAGAGATGATCTAAGAACTTTAGTTACAGAAGTAGAAACAAATGCATTTTTTAAAGAAACATTAAGAGAAAATACTCATCAAGATGGAGCTTTGTATGTAGATAGTTGGAGTTTACCAAATAATTATATGTACATGATAAATGCTTCAGCTATAATACGAAGGTTACCAGATTGCTCAAAAATATCTTATAAACTTGAAGATCAAGATGAAAACCTTTTTTGGGTTTTAGATTTTAAAGATTTTATAGCTAATAATGGTACAACTTATGTAGATGAAATTTGGATAGTAACAGATCCAGATGTGCCATGGGGTGAACAAGTAGATCCTATGTTAATATGGCAAAATACAGATTATGAAGATGTAGCTTATCCTAATAATCAACAAGAGGTTGTAGATAGTATTGTTAGTGCAGGAGGCCCAACTATGTCTATTTTTTGGGAGAATTTAGGTAATGCACCAGAAAATTGGGGAATGAATATGGGATGGTATTATAATAATACTCCTACTAATTTAGAAGTATTTAATTATCCAGAATCTATTATTATAGCTATAAATGCTCAAAGTTTAGAAGATACTTTAGCAGTTATTAATATGGATGCATCTTTAGGGCCTGTTGTACATGCTATAGGTAGATATCAAAATGATACTGTGTCTTATGCTCCAATTCAGTATCAACAAAATGTAGGAGTAAAAAGAGTACCAAGCACAACTTCTAATGTAAGAGAAATTCATGCTTGTAGAATGGTTCAGCACGACGACATAAGTAAGTTAGTTGGGGACCCATTTAATAAAACAAAATATAGCAGTCCTTTGACTGTCATGAGAGGAAATAATATAGACATCTATTCAGATGATCTATTTATAACAGATAGGTTAAAAATGACTTATTTAAGAGAACCTGTTAGGGTAAATATTTCTGAGGGAATTGGTTGTGATCTTCCAGAACACACTCACGAAGAAATAGTAGCTTTGGCTGTTCTAAGTATTTTGGAAGAAATTTCCGATCCAAGATATCAGACCCACGCTATGCAAGTGGATCAAATGGAATAATAATAAATTAGAATATTAATTTTAAAATAATTTAAAATGGCAAGACAATTTTTAATAGGAGAGCTAGGAAATGCTGGTTCAGCCTATACAGCAGGAAAGTTGGCAGATACAGCTTTAGAAATAGAGGTTTTAGACGTTAGTAACGACGAAGGACCTATTATTTATAATCCAGCTACTATGTTAAATCCTGATATGTTTAGAATCGTTCAAGGTACTACTACAGGACCAAATGTTTATTCAAACTGGATCAACCCTAAAAACGTAATAGTTTTTGATGGTAGTTCGGCTGAAACTTCTACTCATTGTGAGGCAGATTTAGTTATATCAGGCTCTTCAACTTTAGCGGCAGGAGGTAATGGTGTTGTAGAACTTAAATTTGTAAAAAAAGGTGGTGAAGGACCAGAAGAGTTTTTTAACATGTCTTTTACAATGACAGATAGTGTAACTCCAGCTAATCAAGATATTATAATTCAAGCAGCTTATGAAGCAGCTACAAAACCAGATTGGTTACATAAAGACTGTAGTACATCAGGTGACGAAGCAGTTGCAGCTACTGGCGCAGCTACACTTAGTACACCAGCAGATGGTACAGTAACATTTTTTGGTAATGTTCCTGGAGCAACTACAACTTCTTCAGGTAATACTTGGGATGGTGATGCTGTTCAAATAAGTGTAATAGTTACAACTCAAAATGACATTACTGGTTCAACTTATACTCCAGCTGTTATAGTTAACGGTGATAATGGTGTAGGTACTTATGATAGTGTTAAAAAGTTTGAAGATAAAATGAAAGGTATTATGTATGGTTACTATAACAGACGATCTCTTCCTAACACTCCAGATAATGGGGCTGTAGTTGGAAGTACGTATGATATGATAACTATCGTAGCTACTAAAGATGGAAGCGCAATGAGCGGACAAATTCATGGAGTAGATAACTTAGATGAAATATTTATTGCAGGAAAAGCAGGTGTAGCAACTATATATACGGGAGGTGATGATACTTCATTTGTAGAAAAGTTGAATGCTTTATTCCCTTCAATGACTGATATAGCAGTTTAATTAGAATTATAAACTTTTAAAAATAAAAAACATGGCAAATACGGCAAGAGTATCTAATGGGGCTTCTTCAAGTGCATTAGATCAATTTTCAAAAAAATCCTTAAAGTTTTCAACTAGTGATTGGAATGGGTTAACTGTTTCTGTAAAAGATGATACTGCAACAGATACAGGATTTACTATGGCAGATAATTATATCTACGAGTCACAATGGGATGGTGGTGGTGCATCAGCTATTGTATTACCAGAAGCAAATCCTGGAGTTTTAACAGTCTTCAGATTTATTGTGCAAGCAGATGGTGGTGCTACTATTACATTTACTTGTGGTAGTGGTGATACATTTGAAGCACAACATTTAGTTATTCCTGTAACCAACAATGGAGACGGATTAACAGATCAAAGAAAAGTTATTAGAGGTCATAGCTGGAATCCATCTGTGGTTAATCACGTTGGAGCAGGTGAGATGACTATTGCGGCAGCACACAATAGGCTTTCAATAGCTGCTACAGCAACTAATAATCAAACAGCAATTGGTGCTGAATTAGCATTTTTCTGCGAGAATGATGGTAAGTGGAGAATGTCTTTCTTAGGTTCTGAATTAGGTTCAGGAGCTATAAATGCGACTTTCGCTACATCAACTGTATAATAGTTAATAACAATATAGATTAAGGGGATCTACGGGTCCCCTATATCTATTTAATCTTTTAATTTATGGCAAGTATAAACTTATCACTAACTGAAGACTGCAGGTTATTAACTTATAATATAACTGCTCCTGCAAATGTACAGGAAGGTGAAGAAGAAGGATATGAAGAGAATGAGAATGTGTGTGCAGTTGAAATTTATAATAATGGAGTTTTAGTTTCTGATGCAGAAGTAGCAATTCTTAATTTTGCTAATGGAGATATCTATACAAATACATTTACAATTTCTGTAAAAGATGTTATAGGAAGTGATCCTGGAATAATTACAGTATTAGTTAGAGATTTTTTAGGCAATACTGATAGTGCAGCTATATTAAGTTCTTGTGAACTAGATTGTTGCTTAGCAGAAAAAGTTTTAGATCTAACAAATTGCACAGATTGTGATTCAAAATGTAGCGATCAATTAGTTATAAGTCAAAAGATATTTTTATATATGGAGTCCATAAGAACCCTTTTGGGTCAATTAGGAAATGACGTA